CATGATATTGGCCCTATTGGGTCAAACAAAGGCCAGTTGTTTGTGAAGGACGGCAAGTTGTTCGCGCAGATACAGGGCAAGAGCGCGGTGGAATTAGCAGACTTGGACGGAGAAGCCACTGGCTCACCTATTGGAACGATAATTACTTTTGGCGGATCGACTGCCCCGTCTGGGTGGCTGGCATGTGATGGGTCTTCCTACAGCCGCACAACCTATGCCGACTTGTTCGGGGTGATTAGCACCACCTACGGTGCGCCTACCGGAACAACCTTTTTAGTTCCTGACTTGAGGGGACGCGCTCCTCTTGGCGCAGGAACAGGAACAGGGCTTACTGCACGATCACTTGGTGCGCTGGGTGGGTACGAGGATGTTACGCTATCAGCCACGGAGATCCCTTCACATAGCCACGGTGTTAACGAGAGTGCTCACAGCCACGGTGTTGATGAGAGTGCCCACGGACACGGCGTTAGTGAGAGTGCCCACGGACACGGCGTTAGCGAGGGTTCCGGCCACGGCCACGGCTTCGGTAGCGACGAGCACGCACACGGCGGAGTCCCGAACCAGTTAGATGTTGATACCACAAGTGTTCAGTCGGGTAGCGGCACCACCGTTGTGGATGGCGTTGATTTTGGCTACGGCACAACCGACACCAGCAACGCCTCAACTGGAGGCAGTGTGGGTAACGCAACCACAGGGCTATCAGTGGATAGCGCAACCACAGGGCTATCAGTGAATGACGCAACCACGGGGATTTCAGTGCAAAGCGCATCCACAGGGATCTCGGTTCAAAACACAGGCGGCGGTGGGTCGCATAGCAACATGTCACCGTGGGTGGCTTTAACATATTTAATCAAAGCATAATGGCAATCACAGACAGAGGCAGAATGGCAGACGGCATCACCACTATGAGCGGTGGGATGGATAGCGGTCGTGCGCCCTCTATGATCTCCAAAAATCAAGTAGCCTACTCAGGCAATGTGACCTTCCGTGGCGGCTACGCTAAGACCCGTCCGGGTTTCAAACGCATTTCAATAGCGACTAGCGATGCCGCCACAGCTCTTTCGACCGGCAAGTTTCAGGGCGCGTCCTACTATGATTACTCTACAGGGCAGATAGTTGCTACAGTTGACGGCGAAACATATAAGATAGAGCCTCCAAGCAGCGGGACAGATTGGTCGGTCACTGACATAACAAATAGCGTAACGATGTCGTCCACCCGTGAGCGTGTGCATTTCTGCCAAGCAGAACAGTACCTAATCATTCAGGACGGAACCAACCGCCCGCTTATCTGGGACGGTAGCAGCGCAGTCAGAAGCTCAGGCACTAAGGTTCCAATCGGAACAGGGCCAATGGCCTACGGACAGGGCCGGTTATGGGTGGCGCAGGGGAGGTCATTTGTAGCAGGTGACATTGTTGGTGGTGCCAATGGCGTGCTTGAGTTCACCGAGAACAGCTTCCTGTCCGGTGGCGGGGCGTTCACAGTGCCCACTGCTACAGGCGGAGTTACCTCGATGCGGTTTGTGGCCGCGCCAAACACTGGGCTAGGGCAGGGGGAGCTTATGGTTTTCACCTCTGACGCCGCTTACTCCGTCTCAGTTCCGACTGACCGATACGATTGGTATGCCGTAAGCGACCCGCAGCAGCGCGTGGTGCTAATCCACAACGGAGCTATGTCACACTTTAGCACTGAGTTAGTGAACGGAGACGTGTTCTTCCGTAGCCGTGACGGAATCCGATCAGTGGTTCAGGCGGTTCGCGACTTTCAGTCTTTAGGCAACACCCCGATGAGCCGCGAAATGCACAGGGTTCTAAAGTATGACGACCCGAAGTACCTTCAGTACAGCTCAGGTGTGCTATTCGATAACCGCTACCTAGTCACCTCTCAGTCTGATTTCGACAGCACCACAGGCATTGGTTTTAAGGGTCTGGTTTCATTGGACTTCGATCTAATTAGTGGGCTATCCGGCAAAGCCCCGGCGGCTTATGACGGGTTCTGGACTCTTGATGTGAAGCGCGATAGCACGACCCACAACATGAGCTTCCTCCATATCATTAAAGGACGGTTCAGTGACGTGGAAAGATGCTTCGCATTCGTAAGAAATGCTGACGGCAACACGGAAATATGGGAGCTGACCTCTGACGGGGACGAGATCGAGGACACGGATGTAGACAGCTCAGGTGTCACCACTGCTAATAAGATCACCAGCGAGATCGAAACAGCCTCGTTTGACTTCGGCCAACTTGGAGCAGCAAAGCAGCTAGAGTCTGGCGACCTGTGGGTAGATGAGGTGACGGGTGGTACGGTAACTTTCCACGCAGATTTCCACCCTGACCAATACCCGTGCTGGGTCAGTTGGCAGGATTGGAGTGTGATAGCAGAGTACCAAGCCAGTGACTGCCAATCACTTGTCGATTACCAAAAGCAATACCGGCCACGGATGAGGTTGGGCTTCCCGTCAGACACAGAGGAACCCGCCACTGGCAAGCCCTTCAATTACGGATGGGAGTTCGCAGCACGACTTAAATGGACAGGTCATGCTAGAATCAAGCTGTTCCGCCTTAACGCGAGAGAGACACAGGAGGAACCATACGCAGATGTAAACAACGACGGCACCAGTAAAGCGATTGCGTGCGATTGCCTTAGCGGCGTGTCGTCATCAACTAATTAGTAATATGGGAAATTGTAGCAACATATCAAACACGCAGACGGTCACGTTAAGTAGCGGCACATTGGAGAGCGGCTTCTGCCACAACAGCCTTCAGGACACCTACGAGGAGTTCATCGACCGGACGACCGGCTCACTTGGCGGGAACATGGCAGCCTTTACAGCCGGAGACGACACGCCCGCCTCCGGCGATCAGAACAAGTTGTGGATGAAACAGAACGCATCCACTTGCGTGCCTGAAGGCTGGCACTGGTACAACGGTAGCAGCTCAGCGTGGGAAGCGGTGTCTACGCCCCTAAGCGCAGTGGACAGTGGGGCCGTGGGCGAAGTCTTATACCACAACGGGACAAACTGGGTTGTTCTTCCAGCCGGGACAGACGGGCAGTTCCTGAAGTCTAAAGGTGGGGCTGCTCCTGAGTGGGGAAGTGTAACTCAGCAAGAATATGTCGCTGCTAATGGAACCGCCACAAGCACAAGCCTTACCAGTTCAGATACTAAGGTGGGTGAGGCTTCACTAGCACTTCCATCCGGTAAGACATGGAAGTGGGTAAAGGTATCTTGGTTGACCCAAATGCCAAGCAGCGGTGGGCTACATAATGAGAAGGTTAAAATAGGCGGAACCACAATGTCTTGGGCGTCCACGGCTGGCGTGTCAAAGGGATGCAATAATTCGGACGACGTTGGTTATCCAAATTTTGTTGCTGAAGGGGAGCCTACAGGCAACCTGTCAGCATCCACCCTCACAGTGGAGGTTTATGCCACGGTGGGCAACAATGGAGGCGGTGACACGCCGAGTCAGAGGACACTTTATGCAGTAGGAATCGCACAATGAAGCTAACACTCGGAGATATTAAGGCGAACATTGCGAAGCTGCTATCCATGTCCAGCACGGACAGTCGGGTAGTTGGCTACATCAATGAGGCGCAGGAGCGGTTGTTGTATAAGGGGCTTTGGGTAGACACCTACGCCCGCTATGCAATCACCAACAGCAACGGCACAATCACTTGGCCCCGCCAGCTCGAAACGATTGAGCAAGTAGCACTGGATGACAGGCCGGGTACTGTTCGCAATGAGTGGTTCGAGTTTTTAGAGACAGGGCCGGGGCTTTTAGATAGCACGGACGGAGACAGCTACACACTGGTTGATCGCGGCACAGCAGTTTGTTTCTCAGACATTGATGGCACTGACAAGAAGCTCCGCGTGTACTCCGGTGCCACGACCGATGCTGGCAAGCGGGTTCTGCTACAGGGGTACAATGCTACCGGCGAATGGATTCGCACACAGGACGGAAGCACTTGGGTGGACGGCGAGTACGTCACCCTTACTACAACTTACGTGGATACGGTTAACTTATTCAGCGAGCTAACTGGAGTGCAGAAGGTTGCTACTGACGGCACCGTTAAGCTGCATGAGTATAAGCCAAGCGATTCAACGTCTCGCCTTATCGGCGAGTATCAGCCGACAGAGACTCGCCCCACTTACCGGCGCAGCCTGATACCCGGATTAGCAGATGACAACACGACCATCACCGTGACCGTGGTTGGCAAGCTAAGGTTTGCCCCAGCTAACGTAGATACGGATTGGCTGTTCATCAGCTACGAAGCCGCCATCAAAGAAATGGTGATGAGCATCAGGAAGGCCGAGAACAATTTAGTCAAAGAAGCTCAAGCCTACGAAGACAGGGCGGTGCAGCTATTGCAGGAGCAATTATTAAATCACCTCGGTGACGGTCATGTGGCTGTTCCGAGATTCCAGAACACCAACACCTTCGGCGGCGGGGGCGTTGCTAACTTGGTATAACAGGAGAAGCTATGGGAATCCTAAGTAAACTATTCGGCAAGAAAGTTAAAGTACCTGAGTTCGTCAAGATAGACGCCGACGAGCAACAGGGTGCTGCTATCTCAGGCAACCGCAAGTACGTGGGTGAGGCTGCGAAGCTGGCACTGGAGCAGCAAGCCGCCGACCAAGCCGCACTGGAGCAGGGACTCAAGCAAGCTATCCCTAATTACGACGGGCTAGTGGGTGGACAGCGCGACATCATTGACGACTTCTTGGCCGGTAGTGTGCCTAAAGATGTAGCAGACAAGATGGCCGACAGGGCTGCGGCGCGTGGCATCGACACCGGCACACAGGGGTCACAGGCTGCTAGCTTTAATGAGCTGAGGAACTACGGC